GAAAACAGTCGTGATTATCGCGCTTGGTTTGCAAATAGACAGATGTTTGTTTTTAACTGTCTGGTCGTTAAAGATATTTATGAGCATAGCAAGGATAAGAACTCGAGCTACTTATTATGGGCACCCATTATTGATGACCATACTCCGGAAACTTGTAAAGGTTTCAGTAGCAAAGTATTTAATATTCTTGATAAGGAGTTTCAAGAACATGCTGTTGAGCATTGGAGCAGACCGCAAGAAGGCTGTAGATGCAGTTTGATTTCGATTACTCATGCACAGGCAGAGAAATACCTGATGGACATGAACAGAACATGAGTGCATAGAATAAAGAGATATAAGTGAACAAGGATGTTCTTTCACTGGAGTAAGTTTGTACATAAAGAGCAAATACCTCAAAAAGTTTTTTAATTTCTTCACTTAACCCACCATTCGGTGGGTTTTTTATTGCGAGTAAGAACATGGCCGGTAAAGAATTAACATTTAAGCTTGTGATGGAAGCTGATACTAAAAACTATGTATCAAATATTAAGGATTCAGAGAGTGTTACCAAGGCCCTTTACGCCGCAATAAAACAAGAATCAGAAAAAATGAAGGCTGCATCTGAACAAGCTGCTCAGGAAGTTGGAAAAATAGTTCCGGATGATTTGCAGAAGAAAGCTGATCAGGCTGCTACCAAGATCAATAATCTAGGAAGCGAACTTCAGGATACGGCAACCAAGGCAAATAAGGCAGGTTTTGAGATCGGTGAAGCCATTCCAGGTGATGCGCTTCAACTTGCAGAAATGCTGGGTACCAAATTCTTTACAGCGGCCAAGGAGATTGAAGCTCTTGGTGACAAATCGGTTATCAGTGCAGGTGAGCTACGCTCAATGTCGAGCACTGGTGAACAAGGTCTCAATGAACTTAACTCGGCACTAAAAGCTGCTCAAGCTGAATTGGTTCGTTTGCAAAGTACGGATGGCACCTTAAAAGATATTGAAATCGCCAAGCAGCGTGTTTTAAGTATTGAAGATGCTATTAAAGAAACGTCCAGTGCTTTTAATTACTATCAGGACGTTGCTGTAAATGCCATGCGTGGCGTGGACAATGCTACCCAGTCTTCGATTAATCAGTTGCAACGTTTTAGCTCGGTAGATCTTGGCCAAGTAGTAGGTGAAGCTCAGACTGCGACCCGTGCAATTCAGTCAATGGGTGAGGGAGCCAATCTCAGTACCAAAGAAATTGAGCGAATTGGTAGTATCGGCACTAGCAGTATTAATACGCTTGAAAGTGAACTGCTGGCAGCTAAGAATGCTTTCTCTGCCTTAGAACAAAGTAGTGAAGCTGTTACTCTTGATGAAATTAAGGCTGCAGGAGAAAAGGTCAAAGGTCTTGAACAGGCAGTTGATCTGACCAAAGCAGCATTTGCAGATTTTGATACACAAGCATCCTCTGCAATGCATAGTGTATCGACCAGTGCAGATAAGGCTACAACCAGCGCAAAGCAGACCGGACATGAAATCTATGAAGCTCTAGGCATTAAGCCGCCTACAGTTATTAATGATGCGATTACTGCGCTTGAACGAAAACTAGAGGATTTTAAGGCTAATAGCAAACTTCCTGCAGAAGAAGTTGAGCGTATAACTAAAATTACAGAGCAACAGATTGAGAAGCTTAAAGATGAGCTTCACGGTGTTGAACCGGCGGCAGAAAAAGCAAATTCAGGTATTTCCAATCTTTCTAAAGGGATGGGAGCGGCTAGATTTGCAGCGACTGCTCTTGCGGGAGCTATGGCCGCCGTTGGTATTGGTATCGGTGTGAGGGAAATTGCTCAGGCAGCGGATTCGTATACTACACTTTCAGCACGAATCAATATTGCAACCAGCGAAGGTGGTAACTTTCAGCAAGCTATGGCGGGTGTGCATCAAGTGGCACTTGCTACCAATTCAAGTTTAGAAGCTACTGCCAGCCTGTTTACCAAGGTGAATGATGTTGGCAAACAGATGGGAATGACCCAGCAGCAAAGTCTGGAACTGGTAAAAACCATCAATATGGCCATTCAAACAGGAGGTGGATCAGCACAGGCCAGTGAAGATGCTATTGTCCAGTTTACCCAAGCACTGCAATCTGGAGTACTCCGTGGTGATGAGTTCAACTCAATCATGGAACAGGCTCCAGGAATTTCTAAAGCCTTAGCTCAATCCCTTGGTGTGACTACAGGTGAGTTACGTACCATGGCAGAAAACGGCGAGTTATCTGCTGAACGCGTAATCAAGGCCCTACAGAAACAATCAGCTGCAATTGAAGCTGACTACAATAAGTTTCCGACTACGATAGGTAATGCATTACAGCGTATCCAGACCCAATGGCAAATCCTGATTGGTACCATGGATCAGTCCACTGGCGCATCTGCAACAGTTGCACAATGGCTGGTAACTATTGCTGACAATATGGATGTCGTTGAACGGTTTTTAACCGATATTGGTAATGGTTTTATCTGGGTCGGTGATCAACTTAAAAAAATTGATCCAGCAACTATCGAGGCTCTTAAAGAAGCCTTAAGTACTGCCTATGAAACTTTAAAGTCTTTAGTTGAATCACTTGGAGAGGTTTTTGGAACAGCTACTCAAGTTTTAGATACTGCACTTACCTCTATATTTAATTTCAATAGTGGCATAGACAGTGCCGTCGATAAAACAAATGGTTTTACAAAAGCACTTGAGGCAGCAGGTGTGGTATTTGCCTTATTTAATGACGGTTTTAAAGGCATAGCAATTGTTGTAAATCTTTTTGCTGGTGCTATGTATGAGGCTACTGGTGCATTTATGTACTGGAAGTCTAAATTTATGTTTGGTGATGCAAAAGAAGCGGCCTTTAAAGAATTTCAAGACCTCACCGCCAAAGCTCAGCAGCTTTATCATCAAGCAGATGAGTTGGCTATTAACCATGAAGTCCGGGTTATACAAGCTTTAGACAATATTGCAAAAACACGAGAACAGAAGAATCAGGAGGCAATAGCTGGAAGTACTGCAACGTTTGCTGAGTTGATTGAACAAAACAAGGGACTTAACCAGAAAACCAAGGAGTTAGCAACAGAACGTGCTGCGCTCGATACACAGCTGAACCAGGCTAGAAAGGATGGGAACCAGTCAACAATTGATGCCATTATCCAGAAATCTGGCGAGTTAGAAAATCGAGAGAAGGAGCATGCCACCAGTAAAGCTAAGCTGGATAAAGACATGCTAGTTTCTGCCCAAGCTTATGCTGAAGCTGCCATTAAAGCTAATGGTGGGGTCATGGACGGTACCATGCAGGCTGATCTAATGACGAAGGGTTATATCGTCACAATGGATAAGGCAGGCAAGGTTAGCGTGGCGGCTTGGGAAGGTGCTGCTCAGGCTGCAGATAATGCAGCCAAAAAGGAAGAATCTGTCAAGCTGGCCAAAGAGAATCTACAAAAGGCAGATGAGGCATATCTGGCTTTTCAGAAACAGTCCGCCGTTGAACGTGCAGTTCTGGAACAACAGATCGCCGAGGCTAAACGCACGGGTGATTTAAGTGCATTGAAATCTGCTCAAGATTCCCTTCGGGGTATTGACCAGAAGGAAACGGAACTCGCCAATAACCGCAATGTACGTGCTGCGGAATTGGATGCAGCTAATTCCGGGTCTGGACAGGTGGCAGAAAATGCATATTCGAGAGCTTCTCTTGCAGCCAAGCAGCTTGGGGTAGATATCGATGTTGCGTTAAATCGAGTCTCTAAATCCTTTACTGAGCAGGGTAATAATGTCACTGATCTGAAAGGTAAGTTAGCTTCTGCAGGTATTACCGGTAAAGCGGCAGGAGATATAATTTATCAGTCTTGGTCAAACTGGTTACAGACGGCTAAAAGCCAAGCTGAAATTGATTACGCAAGGTCCAAGCTTAAAGAGTTTGGTGAGCAAGGTAAGGTTTCAACGGGCCAAGTCGAACAGGGCCTAATTGCTATCAAGATGCAGGCTTTAGAACTACCGGATGATATTGATCCGGTGACAGAGGCATTTAAACGGCTAGGCATTGAAACCAAGGAAAATTTAAAGCTTGCTGCTCAACAGGCTTTGATGGATTACATCACCGTCAGAGATAGCGGAAAGGCGACTGCTGAAGGTATCCAGAAAGCATATGAGAAGGCTGCTCAGTCTGCAGCAGCATCGGGTGATGCAGGTGTCATTGCTGCGACTAATGCTGCAAATGCAGGCCGCAATCTGGAAATCCAGATTGATGATAGCGGTCAGGCTGTAGTCAAAACCATGGATGACTGGACCAAAGCCAATAATCGGGTAGAGAGCTCAGCCAGTGCCATTGGTGATGGTTATCGTGAAGCTGGCCGGGTGGCAAGAGAGGAGGCCAAATCCTCTACTGAAGCCTGGTCAGAAGCGCTTACTGCCATGCAGGGCAAGCTTAAAGCCTCTAAAACTGGAGTTATGGCTAAAAACGGTTATTCAGTTGATGAGATTGAGCAGCAGCTGACTGAAATGGGTTATAGCGGTAATGCCCGGCAAAAGGCAAAGGAGCTATTCGAGACGGCACAACAGGGTCCAGGTGGTTATTACCGTTCAGCCTCTCATGAATATGCTGCGCGTTATGGTGTCTCTGCATACGACAACCAGAAACAGACCGGCAACTACATGTTCATTGCCGAGCAGCTGGAAAAGCTGGAGGAATATGCAGGCAAGTCGGGCAGTACTGGTTCCAGAGTCAATGTAAACAATCTGGCCCCGGACGTGAGCTATCCTAAAACCAGCACTCCAACTGCTGAGCCTTCACGTACTGTCATCAACCAGATCTCTATTAATGGCCGCACAATTAATGTCCCTGTGGATGAGGCTAATCAGGGCAGTTTTAATGATTTCCTGACTGAACTGGAAAGGATAAAAAAGAGTAGCTAATGAAATTAATACGAGTGTCTACATCAGAAACCGTCCCGCTTGAGGACGGTTTTTTATGGTCTGATGAATTTGAATGGAAGCCCATCGAGCAGAAACAGAGTCGGGCTATTGATGGTTCTCTAATTATCCAGGAGGGCCGTAAAAAGGCAGGTCGTTCAATTGTGCTGGAACCGGCAGATAACGCTATGGGCTGGATCAAACGCCGTAATTTACGCACGGTTCAAGAATGGTCTGCTTTATCTGAACAATTCATTCTGGCTTTTGAGTATCAGCACGACAGACGTGAATTTCATGTGATTTTTAACCATGAAGCCGGGGCTTTGGAAGCTGCTCCAGTGAAGGGAATTCCATCTGTATCTGACGATGACTATTACAACGTGACTTTACGTTTTATTGAAGTGGGGGAGCTATATAGTGGCAATTGAAACTAAAAATCTGGTGCTCTATAAGTCCGAGCGCCTGAGCGATACAGAAGATGGTGGCGGCAAGTACTCTGGCCAGATGATTGAAGATGGCCAGAGCAATAACCTGTTTAATGATGTGAGTGAACTGGACCGCACCATGGGGGATGTGTCACTGCGTAAACTGTTCCCCGCCGTGACAACGAATGATACAGACCTGCTTATGGGTGCTACGGTCTTTATCTCGGAAAACCCGAAAGACCCCAATGTCTCAGCTTTGCTGTTTAGTACAAAATCATGGATTGATGAGCGTAAAGCTGCTCAGAACCGGGTTGAAAACTACCTAGCCAAAGGTGGGCAGGCAGCAGGGAGTCCCCTTGATACGCATTATGCCGGTATGAAAACCTTGCAGGTCGCCATGTTCATAAGCGAGACCGAAAGTTCCGTCGGCAGCACGCTGGTACTGGTCTCAAAAGAAGGCACGCCAACCCAGCATGAGCAATATGTTCGCATCACCAAAGTTGAGACCCGTATTGCCAAGATGGTCATCGATGGAAAGGAAGTTGAATATAAAATTGCCACCTACAGTATCAATGATCCACTCGATCAGGATTATGTCGGACTCTCTG